TAAAAACGAAGAGCAAATATCGTGTAAAAAAATGGAACTAATTAGAACTGGTGTTATTGTAAATACTGAATTAATAACATTAAAGGATTTAATTGATAAGAGTACAACACGATGGGAAGAAACTGAATGGGAGTTTCCAAAAGGCCGCAGAAACTTTAAGGAAAAAGATTTAGAATGTGCTTTGAGAGAATTTGAGGAAGAAACTGGTATATTATCATCTAAAATTAATATTATTGAAAATGTACTACCACTTGAAGAAATATTTATAGGAACAAACCATAAATCATATAAACACAAATATTTTTTGGCTTATATGAATGAACCTGAAGAATATTTGAACAACTTTCAAGTAACAGAGGTAAGTAAGATAGAGTGGAAAACATTAAATGAATGTTTAGAAGCTATAAGACCATATAATTTAGAGAAAAAAGAATTAATTATTAATATTAATAAAGTGTTACAAGAATATAGATTATATTCATAATATATAGTAATATGACAGAAAATCCACAAAAAAAGAAACCTTTAATATTAGAATCATCTGATGAGTCTGAATCTAGTGTGAAATCTGAAAAAGAATCTGGTTTATCGTCACCATCATCAATAAAATCGGCGCAAAAAAGTGACATTCCATCGTCATCTTCATCTATACAATTGTCGTCAAGTCCTATTCCGTCTTCATCACCTATACCATCTTCTAATCAATCTTCATCTGATAGTTTAAAAATTTCTGATAATCTTGAAGAAGAATATAAAAAACTTAATTGTGATGATGAAAATTATTATTCAAAAGAATGTAACAAATTTTTATTAAAAAAAGAATTACTTGAACGTAATACACTTTTAGAAAATGAAGATGAGAACCAATATTTATATCCAAATTTAAACGATAAAGATTTTAATGTTAAAATAGCAAATAAACAAGAATTTAATGATACTAGATATGATGGTTATATTCATGAAAATATTAAGGAACACGCGGATGCTTTAGCAAAAGCAGATTTTGAATTACAACCACATCAAGCATTTGTTAAAAATTTTTTATCATTTCAAACACCTTATAGCAGTTTACTTTTATATCACGGTTTAGGATCAGGTAAAACATGTAGTGCAATTGGAGTTTGTGAAGAAATGAGAGATTATATGAAACAAATGGGTACAACTAAAAGAATTATAATTGTTGCTTCTGAAAACGTTCAAGATAACTTTAAATTACAATTGTTTGACGAGAGAAAACTTAAGTTGGTTGATGGGTTATGGAATATTAGAGCGTGTACTGGAAATAAATTATTGAAAGAAATCAATCCAATGAATATGAAGGGAATGACAAAAGATAAGGTCGTAAGTCAAATTAAAAATTTAATTAATACTTATTATATCTTTTTGGGTTATGTACAATTCGCAAACTACATCATTAAAACCATGAACTATAATGAAGAAGTTGAAAAACAAAGATATAAAAAGGATGAACAAAAGAAGAAAGGAGAGAAATCAAAGATTCAAATGCTCAAAGATGTAAAAATAGAGTTAAATAGTAGAATTATTAGAAGACTCCGAAATGAATTTGATAATAGATTAATTGTTATTGATGAAGTTCATAATATACGCAAAACTGATGATAATGAAAATAAAAAGGTAGCTATTAATCTTGAATTACTTGTAAAATCTGCTTTAAATATGAGATTTTTACTTCTCTCTGCGACTCCAATGTACAATAGTTATAAAGAAATGATATGGCTTCTTAATTTAATGAATACTAATGATAGAAGAGGTAGAATTGAAGTAAGAGATATATTTAAGAAAAATGGAGATTTTAAAGACGATGGTGAAGAACTTCTTACAAGAAAATCAACAGGTTATATTTCTTTTGTTAGAGGTGAAAACCCATATACATTTCCTTATAGAGTTTATCCAAATGAATTCGCAAAAGATCATACATTTCCTGCTATTAAATATCCATCATATCAAATGAATTTAAAGAAGATCAAACATGAAGATAAAAAACGTGTATTAAGTTTATACTTAACAAAAATTGGTGAATGTGGAAATTGTGGCAAATGTCAGTATTGTGCTTATAAATATATTATTTATAATTTAAGAAACAAGAAATTTTCAATCACTACAAAAACTGGTATTGTTAGAGACATGCCAAATTTTGAAAATATGGAATCATTTGGTTATACATTACTTCAAACTCCATTAGAATCACTTATTATTTCTTATCCTATTCAAGGATTAAAATTAGCTATTGATGAAATACCTTCTGAAAAATTATCTGAAGATTTCTCTCAAAGTTTCTCTGAGACAAATTCTTTAGAAGGAGAAGAAGATGAAGCTCCTGGACCTATTGAAGGACCATCTGAAAAATCACTTATTGTTAAAAGTTCATCATCGGAGAGAAAAGACTCTTTAGAACCAGAAGAACCAGAAGAACTTGAATCAGGATCTGAAGAATTTATTATGAAACCAAAAATAAAAAAACCATTAATTATTGAAGATTCTGATGACGATACAGATGAATTATTAAAAATAAATCAAGATGCTATTGATTCTAATATTGAAAAAAAGGATTCTGATGATGATACAGAAGAGTTACAAAGAGAAATAATAAGGGATGAGAGAAAAAATTTAAAAAATAAAAAACCATTAATTATTGAAGAATCTAGTTCTAGTAATAAATCAGAAACAAAAGACAAGCCAATATTTAATTTAACCCAAGTTCCAACTTCAACAAATGATGATGCAACAAAAGGCGGGAAAGGTCCTTCTATTGATCCTCATCAACTAACCGGCAAAATTGGATTAGAGAGAATGATGAATTATGTAGATGAAAAATCACCACCTGTTAAGGGCGACTTTGAGTATAAGAAAAGCACATTAGATCATTATGGTAAAATATTTTCTCGTGAGCATATCGGCAAATACAGTTCTAAAATTAAATCTATTTTAGACAATATTGTAAATGAAGAAAGTGGTAAGGTATCAGAAGGTGTTATTCTTATTTATTCTCAATATATTGATAGTGGATTAATACCTATGGCATTAGCATTAGAAGAAATGGGTTTTACAAGATATGGTCAAGGTGTCAAACCATTATTTAAGCATAGACCAGCAGAAGTTGTTGATGTTAGAACAATGAAGGAACCTGAAGATAAGAAAAAGTTTATGCCTGCTCGTTATGCTATGATTACAGGTGAAACAAGGTTGTCACCAAATAACGATTTTGAAGTAAAAGGTCTTACAGGCGAAGATAATAAAGATGGTCATAAAATTAAAGTTGTTTTAATTTCAAAAGCGGGTTCAGAAGGTATTGATTTTAAATTTATTCGTCAAGTTCACATTTTAGAACCATGGTATAATATGAATCGTATCGAGCAAATTATTGGTCGCGCTGTTCGTAATTTCTCTCACAAGGATTTACCATTTGAAAAAAGAAATGTTGAGATTTTTATGTATGGAACAATTCTTGGTAATAATAAAGAAGAAGCAGCTGATTTATACGTATATCGCGTTGCTGAATATAAAGCAATTCAAATTGGAAAAGTTACTAGAGTTTTAAAGGAAACCGCAGTTGATTGTATTATCAATCATGAACAAACAAATTTTACTCAAGAAAATATTAGTAAACAATTAAAAGAACCAATAAAACAAATCCTATCAAATGGAATGGAATTAAATAGTTTTAAAATAGGCGATGCGCCATTTTCTCCAGCATGTGATTATATGGCTGAATGTAATTATGATTGTAGACCAGATAAAGATGTAGATATTAAAGATTTAAATAAAGATACATATAACGAAAATTTTATTGTTGTAAATTCTGAAAAAATTCTACAACGTATTAGAATGCTTATGAAAGAAAGTTACTTTTATAAAAAAGATGTATTAATTCGTTCGATTAGAACCCCGAAAGAATATCCTTATGTCCAAATTTATTCTGCATTGACTCAATTAATTGAAGATGAAAATGAATTTATTACAGATAAATATGGCAGAAATGGAAGATTAGTTAATATTGGCGACTATTACTTATTTCAACCAGTTGAATTGAGAGACAAAAATGCTTCTATATTTGATAGATCCACACCTATTGATTATAAACATGAAATGATAAACTTTGAGATTAAACAAAATATAGTAAAGCCTGTTATTGATAAGAGAAATCTTAATAAAATTATAGTAGAAGAAGAGGAAGCTTCATTCCCTGAAGGAAATAGGTTAATTAATGAAATGAAAGTTAATTTTGATATTAGCAGAGAATTTACAAAACAACAAAAAGTTCCAAGAGGTGATGATAATTGGTATAAACATTGTGGTATTGTTATGAAAAAAATGTCAAAAGAATACCCGGAATCAAAAGAGTATATTATTAATTACCTTGTAGCTCACATGATAGAGCTTCTCCTGTTTGATGAAAAATTAGAAGTTATGAATTACTTATATTCATTAGAAACTATAAATAAGAGTACATTTGAATGGTTTGCTAAAGAGTATTTTGAATTAAATAGTATTAAAACTAAAAATTTTACAGCATTTATAATGTATAAACTAAATAAGAGAATGATAATGATATTAAATAGAAGTAATAAATGGGTTGAAGCCGAACCAGAAGACCAGAGAGAAATCGCATCATCAAAAGAAACAAAGGAATTTTTAACAATGAAACCTGAAGATTACAATAGAATTGTAGGATTTATTGGTTATGAAAAGAGTAATCGTTACCTTGTATTTAAAACAAAAGACATGTTATCAAAGCGTGATACAGGTGCTAGATGTGATGAATCGGGTAAAGTTAAAACATTACAAAAAATAAATGAAATTCTTGGTGAAAATAAATATACAAATGAAAATACTAAAGCAGAAAAAGATAGTGATGGAAATGTTATTAGAGAAGCGGTTGGACATGTTGAACTATGTGTGCTTCAAGAATTCCTTTTAAGATTTTTTAACACTATTAAGAGAGAAGATAAGAATTGGTTCATTAATCCTGAAATGGCAATATGGCATAAATTATATACAGTTTTTGCCTAAACTAATTAAATAATTAAATAATTAAATTATATTTTAATAAATAAAATTGAAAGAAAATATAATTAAAAGATAATATGTATATAATATAATAATGGAATCCGTAGCTAAACCGACACAACAAAAAAAACGCAGAGAAACTAGAATTCAATCAGTTTACTCTAGATGTTTAATTACTAGAAAAATTGTTTTACCTATAACTTCAATTGGTAAAAATTTACAAGAAGTTATTGAAGAAAATGTTAAAGCTAATTTTGAAGGAAGGTGTGTTGTAGAGGGTTATATTAAACCTAATTCATCTAAAATTATTACATATTCCAGTGGCATTATTCAAAGAGGAAATAGTATTTCCTTTGAAGTAGTATTTGAATGTGATGTTTGCTTTCCAGTCGAGGGTATGTTGATTCAATGCGTTGCTAAAAATATCACAAAAGCGGGTATTCGAGCTGAAAGCGCGTCAGATGTTCCATCACCTGTCGTTGTATTTGTAGCAAAAGATCATCATTTTAATGTTCCACATTTTGCTGAAATTCAAGAAGGAGATAAAATTAACGTTAGAGTTATCGGACAACGTTTTGAACTTAACGATAAATATATATCGATTATTGGTGAGCTTATTAAGGAAAAACAAGATTTCACTCAACAAAAACCAAAAATAGCAGCAAAACCTAAGTTAGTAATTGAAGATTAAAACTTATTTAATTGTTTGTATATATACAATCGTAACTTGGAACATATAAATTTTCTTCATTTTTTTTGTAAATTTCTATTCTATGTGTTTTTTCTTTTAAAAAATTAATTGCTTTATATCTATCAAAAGTAATTTTTAAATCGTTTGAACAACTTTCTCTCGGTATACAAACGTACAAATAGTTATCTTCAAGATTGTT